GTTAAGATAAAGGAAAGGTCCATTGTATTAGGACGCTTTCCTCTGTTTCTCATTTTTGCAGGTCCAGCATCCATTGCAGAACGAATAATGTTCTGACCAATGGATTCTGTAAAACCTTTTTGTGGTGATTGTGGAAAGTTATTAGCTGTAGGCCAACTTGGTATTGCCATAATTATCTCCTTGCAACTGAGGGTCTGTTACCATAGTTGCTTGATAAAGATTGTTGAACAGAACTTCCAGGACGTGAAAGTTCGCTAGCAACCATGTCTCCCACGATTACTTCAATTCTACGATTGCCTCGTGAATCAGTAGTTTCCTTGGTTGTGGCTTTTTCATTTCCATAGTTGTTAACAACTACATCAACATTTCCACCGCCTCCAGGCCCACGAACTCCAAGATTGCCGTTGCTATCACGCTTTAGGGGCATAATAGCTTCAGGTCCTGCTTCGCCCATTAATCCAGTACCTTGTGCAAATTTAAACATAGTAGGTTGATTTACAACTGAATTTGTAAACATTCCGCCTTGGGCAAACGTCTTAAGTCCTGTATCGTAAACACTACCTTTTGCAGACTCTAAACTAAATCCTGGTAAAGAAGGACCTCCTGAATTTACAAGTTTATTAGTTAAACTAGCCGAATTAAATCCAAACACACTTCCAACAAGATTCATTAAACCAGGTTTTGCAGCAGCATAAGCTTGCATCATTTGTTGTTGCATTTCGTAACGAATTAGTCCTTCAATCATGCTATCTATTAATCGTTTAAAACTACGCTCACCAGTTTTAGCAAAATCAATAAGTACGTCTGTCATACCCATAAATGTATCATCAAATACTTGTCCATATTTTTTCTGACGTTCAGTATATTGTGCGTCTTGATCTAAAGCTTTTTTCTTAGCCTCTGAAACTTGATTAATACTACTAATTTCAACGTCTTTTCTAGCAGTAATAGCATTTAGTTCATCTTGTGCATCTTTTGCAGCTTGGCTGCCAGGAGTTGCATTATTTATTGCTAGTTGCAATCTATTTTTATCTTGGAGATACTTTAAATCAATTGAAGCTAATTTTTGCGTTTGCTCAATACGTAAAGCACCAAGATCTAGATCATACTTTCTATTAGCTATTTGTTGATCGTTTAACGCAAGCTCTTTAATCTCGTAATCTAATTGCATTTTAGCTAATTCTAAACTAGTGCTAGCTGTGATGTTATTAGTTTCCTGAGTAATAGATAATATATTTAAACGTTTAGCTTCTTGATCTGCTATTAGTTTATTTTCGGATAATTTTAAATTAACGCTATTTTGCTCTAGTTGGCCAGTTAATTTTGCATTAGCAATTTTTTCTTTATTAGTAAGTACAACTTGGCCTTGTTTTAATGTCTCTAAATCTTTTGCCTCTTGAGCATTTAATGTACCTAGGCTTTCATATGTTGATATGGCCTTTAGTACTTTTTCTCGGTCTGTTGTAATATCTAGTATTGTAGAAGCTAGCTCTTTTCTTGCTAAATCATCTTGATAGCTTTTTTGTGATAGTAGTTGTTCTTGGGTTAAGAATCCATTTTGCGAAGATATTAATGACAACCGTTGATTCTCTAATTCAACATCACTTTTCTTTACTGACATATTAGATTGTTGAATGGCTTTTTGCTCATCCAATCTTTTTAGTTCCGTATTTAAGCTATTGAGTATTTTATCTTTATTTAATTTTGCAGCTTCAACATTAACTCCAGCAAATTTTTGAGCTTCAGTTATCATTGATTGAACTTGAGCGTTAAACTCAGGGCGCTGTGCCCCAAATTCTTTCATAGCTTTTACTGCGTTATTAATAAATTTAGTAGTATCTTTTCCGCCTTGCAATCCTTGGAACTCTGTATTAAGTTCTTTTAATGCAGTAAGTGAGTTCATTTTATCAGCAAACTCAGACTTTTCTTTTCCACTAGCATTTGGATTTGCTAAAATTTGCTGAGCTAGAGTATTTAGTTCTACGGCGTTAGTATTTGCATTTTGAGCAGCCATGGCCATAGTACTGGCTCTAATCATATCACGCTGCACATTTAGCAATTGTTCTTGCAATCCAATACTTCTAGCATTAGCACTACCTTCAAGAGCTGCAGTACCTGGTACAATACCACTAATTGATGATAAGATACCTTTTTTCAAGTCTATGTCGGCTTGTGCAAAACCATTCTTAATACTTTGTTGTACTAAGTCTGCACCTTTTTGGAACGCTTGAAAGTTTAAGTCTGCAAATACTGGATTTTGCATTGTTTTTGCAATCTGAGTATTAATATCAGCTGTTTTTCTTTCTAGCCTAGCAATCTTATCTTGTTCATGATTTAATTTTGCACGCGCAAGTGTTATATCAGCTTCGCTACGGAAAATACCCTTTTTGCTTTTTGCTGTATCAAGAGTCAGTTGAAGCTTAGCTTCATTTTGTATTGCTTCTTGTAAATTCTTTTTAAGTTCGCCTTGCTTAATATTTAACTGATCTAAGACTGGTTGCAATTTTTGTAATTGTATAACGCTATCTGGATTAAAAATTCCTAAGCTTGTAGTATCTTTAAGCAACTCAATCATATTTGCCAAGCTATTAGCTGGGTCTTTTAAAGCACCAGACATTTTTACACCAACAGTTATTAAATCATTACCTAGCTTTGTCATAGGCGATTTATCTACTACTGAGTTAATAAAGTCTCGGAAACTTAACCTAACTTGTTTTAAAGAATCATCAAACTCTTTGCTTCTACTAGCGGCATTAGCAGCTTCTGTTCCAAACTTTTTAAGAGCTTCTTCAATTTCTTTCACCGCCTTTGCAGCTGCAGGACCTTGTTTAGCTATGCCAATTGCCCAATTAAATTCTCCACTTCCAGGCTCCATACCTGTTGCTTTATTTACTAATGCTTTTGCATTTGCTCTATCTTCACGACTACTCATAGAAGCAATTTGCTTACTGATATTAGCAGCTGCAGCTTCGCCAAACTTAGTTTCGTTATCTGTGCCGAAACCTTTGGAAAAAGTATTTATAAATGTATCCCAGGCACTAGATGCAGTTACTTTTGCTAACTTTTCGTAGCTTTCACGTAACCCAGTAAGTGCGTCATTAAGACCAAGTATAGCATTTGCTTGTGCAGTAAGATTATCAGAGCCAAATATCTTTGAAGCATCTTTTTTCTGAATAGCAGCTAATGTATCGTCGTAGGTTTTTAGTGCAGTAGTATTAGTATCAATAGCTGTATTAAACTTTTCTGCTTGTTCTTTATTTTTACTTATCCATGAATCAAGCAATTTAAATGCACCTACAAGTGCAAGTGCTATCATCATATAAGTTTGCGTAGCTGCTACAAAACCTACTGCGGCAGTAGTAGCTATCGTTATTGCGCCAGTAAGCCTTGTCCATTGGGCACGAATAGGTCCCAAGTCAGATTTACTTATATCTTTATTTAATTGACTAAATGCAGCTAATGGGCCAATTGTTTCAGTATTTACTCCAGCATTACTAACAAAAGTTTTTTGTGTAGCTATATCTTGAGCACGCTTAGCCATTATCTGGGATCTTCCAAGAGCTGTCCAAATAGTTCCTTGACTATGTAAAACTTTATTAGTATCTTCAACTGCTTTTGTATAGGCTTTTTCAGCTAAAGCGCTAGCCTGAATTTTTGCAATGGCATTTTCATATCTCTGAGAGATATCCATTTTGCCCATATTTTTGTATTGCTCTTGAAGCTTTTTAAGATGGTCAAGCTCTGCCTGTGTAACTTTATCCGCATCTTTAAGCATTGTTTTATATGCTTGGGAATTTTTAGCAAAACCACTGTCTCGTACTGCTGCTAAATCACCAGCTGCGGCAATTTTAGCTTGTTTTGCGGCTTCTGCTGCTTTATCTAATTCGCTTTCTTTCTTAGACTTACTAGCCTCGTAAGCATCTTTTGCCATTTGTGCTCGTTGAACAGCACCAGTTTGTGCTTGTTCTGCACCTTGTTTTAAAGCTTCTTTATATTGTCCAATAGCAGGAAGTGCTTGTTTAACAATAGTAGCTCCTAAATATGCAATTGCTGCAGTAAGAGCCGTAGGACTACTAGCTAGTCCAGAAATTAGAGGCACTAATAGTTTATTTACTTTTTCCAAACCATTCTGCGCTAAATCTTTTAAGCTAGCGGTTAACTTATCGTATGGATTAGCTTGTAAACTAATTGCTCCAAATTTATCTGAACCTTCTTTTAGAACCGCGTTAGCAAATGCTTGGCGTTTCTCGAAATCTGTTAACTGAGCCTCTGTTTTACCTATGCTTCGGGCATAGTCTTCTGTGGCTTTACCAACCTTGGTAAATATACCCAGTTCGTCTAATAATTCAGGCTCTAGTTTTGTAATACCTCGTGTCAAACGGCTAACCGCGTCAGACATATTAACGCCTAGGGCTTTTGATGCACTGTTTGCAACAGTGCCTAACTGCATTAATTGTTTACCACTTAGACCTGCAGTAGTACCTTTAACGGTTGCTTCCATGGCTTCGCGCATACTGATTGCACCATCAGTAGTCGCGGCAAAATTCTTTGCAAGAGTTCCTAATGCCAGGCCGCTTTGTGCACCTAGTTGATTCATACCTTGAACCATATTAGTAGTATCCATTGCGTCACTCAATGCACGGAATCCTGCGCTTACTGCAAATAGATTAGCGGCATAAGTGGCATATAAACGTACTAATCCATCAAGCCCTCGAGCTTGATTTGCAAAATCTCGACCAGAAGCACCAGTTTGCCCGGTTGTACCTCTAGCCCTATCATATTCTGAGCTGCCCATTGATCCACCAAATGCGGATGCTTTGCCCTTACTACCAGGACTATCGGACATCTTTTGAATAGATTCCAGCGTATTCTTTAACGCTTTTGCATTCTTATTACTGTTATCAATAGAGTCGCCTACGTCTTTTAACGCAAACTCTAAAACAATTCTATCATTAGCCATGCCTACTCCTTGTCGGATATTACCAAAATTTTTTGATAACTTAACTAGAGATCATTATACCATGTGACCACGCAGTTGTCAAACCAAAAAATTTTTAACGCAAAAAAGCCCGCTAATTTTTAGCTAGCGGGCTCTTGCATTTTTTTCTTATTATTGATTTCATCTGATCTAATATTATCTATTATCCGTATTAGCATAATAATAAACTTCTGATCTGACGGATCAACTTCTGTTGCTTCTAAAACATCTTTAATACCTATAAGAGATTTTCCTAAATAAGAACCGCTCATGGTATCCCATTCATCTCTTAACATCCTATAAGCATTAAATGCTTGTTGTACCTCAAATGGAAAATCATCAAACTCTACCGGAATCTCAGATTCTATTGGTTCAGAGCCTAATGCATCGCACATTTCAAAATATGCGTCTTTAGTCATTGACAAACTCATATTTTGAATGTAATTGACCAACTGCAGATTTACTTGCTGGAGCTGGTCGTCGAAAAGTTTCCCAAGTCCATAACCTGTTCGCTAATAAAAGCGTCAAAGTTACTGGAGTTCTTCATCAGATACAGTGCATTTTCAGCAGTATACCCTAACTCAGCTTCCATGTCTTTACCAGCTAAATCAACTGGTGCCAATTGTTCAAGGTAAGTTAGTTTTAATCCTGACCATCCTTTAATAGCGTTTTCAACATAAAGTTGTAAAAATAAATCTTCGTTAAAGTCTTCAGATGCTTGGCGGTTTTTAAAACTAGTCTTTGTAGACTTTTTGCGAATATTTAACAATGTTTCGCGTGATAAAAATGCCAAATCAACTACAAAACCAGGCATACCGGGATATTCCACTTGTACTGATTTAGAAGGAACTAACAGCGTTTTTAGAGAGAGAGTAGTAATAGTCATTATATAATAAGATTAAAAAGAGAGACTGGAGATCAACCCAGTCTCTATGAAAATGCAACTTATACGGTTGTATTAGTTGCGTAGTATTTAACTTCTAGTTCGTTTACAGCTGTAAGGTCATATGCACCAGAGGCAGAACCTTGAGCAGTTAAATTAATAGAAGTAGCAATAATTTGTTCAGAATTAATTGCGGGAATTGTCAACTGAGCTGTAGGAATACTTAACACAACTTTATTTGTATTAGCGGCTCCGCCTAATGAAATCTCTGTTGCAAACTTATTCTCAGTACTTGAAGAGCTAGCAGCTAACATATCTTTCAACAACGTTGATGTTTCATTAGCGCCGGTCTTTAGGTATGCAGTTACACTACCAGTAATAGCACGTGTACCTGTAAAGTAAGTAATAGGCTGATTAACAACACCCAAATTAGCAGGTGTTAAATATGTTAAGTTGTTGCTAATAGTTAAGTTACCGCCTGTTAAAGCAAGTGTATAAGTCTTAGCACTCAATCCACCAAAAGCTAATGCAGACATTGTCATGGTTGACAATTTGTTAGCAATATAAGCGGCAGTAGTATCTTTTGTCTTTCCAGCACCTGTTAAACCACCTGATATGGTAGTTGTACCAGAACTATCAGCCAAAGTTACAGCTGTGGCAACTTGACGCATTGTTGTACCTTTACCAGCCCAGGCAATAGAAGCAATAGCATCTAAACCAAAGTCAATAGTAGCAGAGTCAATAGCGCAATTGTCAATAACATAAGTTACGTCTTCAAAGCGAATAATCAAACCAAAAGCCAACAATTGGTGAGCATTAGAGTTTCCAAATGCACATGTAGCATAAGGAGGTGCAAATGTACTAGACTTTGTCCAGCCAGCTCCGCCAGCTCCGATTGCAGCAGTACCAGATAGTGAGTTCCAAAGAACAGCTTCTTCTGCGTTAATATAATCATCAGAGTCAAGAGCAGGGGAGCTTGTTGCACCTTCTTCAAACTTAGGACGAATATACGTAGAAAAACTCCAATCTACTGGCTCTAATGAAGTATTGAAACTACGCTGACCACGAACAGGTGCAGCACCTGATTCATTTACAGTAACAGTTTCTTGACCTGTGTTTTGTGAAAAAGAGAATCCGTCTTGAACTTGGATCTCTTGTGTATTTGCGGTAGTGAATCCGGTTGCGGCTACAGCGCCTGTAACTGTCAAATTAGTTGTATAAAAAACTCGACTATTACGAATTAAATTTAATGCCATACTCTTTCCTTTATGATTTTTGGAAATATTCTAAGCATCTTAACTAGATATTTATCTGTTGTTATGCTTGTATAGATCCGAGTTATACCAATGCGTAGCGCACTTGTAGATTGATTTCACCGACACCATAAGGAGCTAATAGCCCTTCGTCAGTAGTTATTGACTGAATTAATATTTCAGTAGTTGAAAGGTTATTAGTAGTATCGTATACT